ACCACCACCCATATTAGGTAGGCGAGTTGAGCCCAATGGAATTAACTCGTGAATACCAGCATATTCTGGGTTCAACAAGTATCCAGTACGATCTACTGGAGCTGTAGTTGGCATACAATCTGGGTTAGCGTTTACGATAGAAACGATACCGTGATCTGATTGGTATAACTCAACAGATAGTTTGATTTCAGCACTGTTACCGTCATAGTTCACTGAACGAACACCTTGGTTAGTAGCACTATTGCTAGGTCCTAAGCGAGCGAAGTCAGAGATTGTTTGACGTAAGCTAGTGTCCGCAACAAGCATAAGTTGGTCAGTTGTTCCAGTTTCACGATAGATTGAAGTAATGATATCGTTGAAACCAGCTTCTGTGATAGCTGTACCACCTTCGTTTTTGATTGAAGCAGCTGGAGTTTTGAAAGCATCTGGAATGTCTGAAGATGCACCAGCACCACCAGTATTTGCAGAGGACTCAATCCATTTGCCTAATCCACGAAGACCGTATGCTTGACCAGCACCGTTTTCAACTGAGCGATCGTTAGTTGAGCAAATAGTTGCTTCGATGTCTCGTTTGATTTCACGGATTGCTTTAGCTTCAGCTTGAGCGATCTTAGCTGGACCTACGGAATCAACAGCCTCTTGGAGGTCGGATACCATATAGTCACGGCGGAATTTTTGTACGTAGTTACCTAAACGTGCACGTCCAGAGAATTTGTCTGTGAATGCACTTACATCAGCACCTTCGGCAACACCGGTTGTAACTGGATCAGCTAGGCTGTCTACAGTCCACTCAACGAAAGTTGAGCTAGCACGCTGTTTGCTTAATGATGAAAGAACTGGAGTTTCTTCGGGAGCAAGAATTGACAAAACATCAGTCAAGTCTTCTCTGTTAGAAACACCACTTCCGGGATTGGTTGTGTCGAATGTATTTGAGAATGACATTGTATTTAATTATTAATGAGTTATCGGCGCGAGGCCATTTGTAGTTTTCTAAGTTCGGCAAAATCACGAGCTTTACCCGATTTACGAAATTGACTTTGCAGTTCCTTG